GCAGACGGGACCAACCAAAGTCCCCTATGAGGAAACCACGATCCGCCACAAACACATTCTCCATGTGAAGATCATTGTGCCGAAAATCAGGAAACTTTATTTTTATTTTGTTTAATGTTTTAAGGACCGAGGTGATCACATGGTGCATGGAGGAGTCGGTCTGTTTCTTGGAGTCGACCCACTTGGTCAGTGATCCTCCAGAACAATATTCCATAAAAATAATTGATTGCTTAGATTTGTCGTACTTGCGAGTGTTTTGAACATTGGCCATATTCATCGAAATGGGAGGGATGAAGTCGATGCATTTCTCATGCTTGTAGACTTCGACCACTCCTGCAGGCGCTGCTTCGTAAACCTCCTTTTGTATTTCAAACTCTATTATGGCTGGCTGACGTTCACCGCGCGACGAGGCAAGCAGATCCCGAGGGCAGACCTTGGCAACAAAGTCATCACCCTTGTAGATTATACCTTGGCGACCCTTGCCTATCGCAGTCATCTTCTTGCCAGCCGAGCAACTAAAACGGTTTGCGCCCGTCCTAGGCGGGCTTGGATACTGTGGCGAGCCAAATGGGAACACCTGCCCACCCGGAACCGCCTGGAAATATCCCGTGCGAGGTCCGGTCATAATAGGCTTTAATCCTGGAGAAACTGGTTTGACAGAATGTTTGAAAGCGTGCATAGCACTCATGTGAACGGGAGGTGGAGCGCGACGAGCCGCAGATCTCTTGGGCTTAAAGCGCGCGCGGGCCACATTGGCGGGGTGGGTGCGCAGCCAGGCCGCCGCCTGTCGCTTATTGGAAATATTCTTTGGAATATTTATTTCAGACTTGCCTGCGTTGGTCATCTGAATGACGTAATGCTTTGTGGGTTCCTTGATTAACTGAAAAGGACCGCGGATGTTCCAGACCATCACTTAATATCATACATAGACAATATTTCACGGATAGCAGGGTGGCGCACCACATCCTCATCCGTAAACTGCAGGTGGCGGATAAACTCGGAGTCTGGATAGACGCGGCGGATAAGATCGGCTAGACCGTTGTCTTCGAAGCCGCGGTCGTGCTGCTGAGTATCGCCTGTGACCACAAGCTTTGAGCCATCACCAATACGCGTCAAGAGCATCTTCATCTGTGACGGGGTTGAGTTCTGCATCTCATCGCCTATGATCCACGCATTCTCAAACGTGCGTCCGCGCATATAGGCCAGAGGGCAAATCTCCACGTAATTCTTGAGTTCCTTTGGACTTATGTACTTGTGGAAGCAGTCGAACATGGGCCGAGTCCATGGCTCCATCTTCTTGTCTAGACTTCCTGGCAGAAAGCCGTGCTGCTCATCTACACTGACGGCCGGACGCGTCAAGACCAACTTGGTGACCTGTCCCTTGACGAGGGCCTTGACGGCCGCATGACAAGCCAGAAGGGTCTTACCTGTCCCTGCAGGTCCTGTTCCTACGATGATGGGGGCGGGGGACTGAAGAAGTGTGAGATAACGTCCTTGGGCGAGAGTGCGTGGTGAGACCATTTAAAATAAATACCTTATTAACTCTAAGTAATGAGTGCGGGCCTCGTTCAACTCGTTGCGCGTGGTCCTCAGGATGCCATACTCACTGGAAACCCCCAAATTACATTTTTTAAACAAAATCATGTAAAATATACTCAATTCTCAAGTGTAACAACTCGGCAGAATATATCGGGCATACCGACTCCAGGAAGTATATCAACTATAAATATTGAAAAAAAGGCGGATCTTTTGGGATACATGTACCTTACTGCCCAGAACAATACAGGGATTGTTCCATATTTGGATTGGACTCAAAATATTATAGATAAAGTTGAGTTTTTGTTGGGCGGGCAAGTCATAGACGAACAAGACTCTGTATGGTCTAACAACATAGAACCCGTTGTCGGGGCGGTGGTGCCGAGCCAGGCTAGGCTTCCGAGTGGTGTGCCTGGAACGAGTACAGGATTCAACTCAAATTCTTTTTATCCCTTGAAATTCTTTTTTTGTAAAAATTGGTCAAGCATCTTACCCTTGGTTGCCCTCAAGTTTCAAGAAGTCACTATACGGATAACATGGTCAAAAAATCTAAAAACTTCTGGGAGTGATGCCTATCAATATGTACTGTGGATGAATACAATATTCTTGGATCAGGCTGAAAGAGAGTTTTTTGCGACTCGGCCAATGACCATGCTCGTGACCCAGGTTCAGAGACAAATCGTCGACAAGAGACAGCCATATATGGATATGACTTTTGCCCACCCCGTGAAGTACCTGGCCTTCCAGTCAAACTCGTACACGACCGTATATTCGACTGGAACTTCCCTCCAGTTCAAGACTCAGATAAATGGCGTCGATGCGTGTGACTTCAAGTCTCTGAACCAGTGGGTAGATGTGACCCAGTATTATCACACGCCTGTGGGTTACTCAGCGACCGTATCAAATGCAGCGGTCATCCCCTTCTGCCTCAACACATCTTCCATGCAACCCACGGGAACTCTGAACTTTTCCAGACTCGATATATTCAGAATAGTCACGCCCGATAATCAGATCTTCAAGCAGATGACTCAAACGGCTGATAACCTCGATGATGCTTACGTATACGCAGTAAACTACAACTTTCTCAGGATTGCTGACGGAGTCGGATCATTATTATATGCGACTTGAGTAATGAGTACCACACTCTTACGATTTAACCAAGTGGATTCAGAGCCGTTGTACAATCAGCAACTCATAGACATCCCTGCCTATTATCATTCTTACAATGGGTACAAACCTTTTAATTCTATAATTTTTATTCCTTTTGGGCTGTATAACGCAGAGGAGTCGGGCACGGCCAACTTTTCGGCCCTCCAGACATTTGATTTATTGCCATCATCAGATCTTGCTTTGGGAACGTATCTCTACGCTGTTCGGTACAACGTCCTAAAATTCGAGAACGGTGCAGCATCATTGGCCTACGAATAATGTAGCAAATATTATGGAGGTGGTCGTTAAAGGAGCGCAAGACGTGCTCCTTACAGGAAATCCTGACAAATCCCCATTCAGGCACCTGTATAAACGTTCGTCGCCTTTTGCACTATGTGATTATAAATCTTATTTTATAAATGGAAATCTTACACTATTCAAAAGAGGAGACTTGCTCAGTAAGTGCTATTTGATGCTCGAAGACTTTAAAGGGAAAACAGTCGTTCCAGCATCTTGGTCGGGCCTGTTTGACACTGTCGATCTGTATATAGGCGGGCAGCTCATAGACAGTCAGGACTATACATATTCTTCTGTTATTTGGCCAGCTCTCGAGTCAGATAATCTGTCACATGGTGTCGCGCCCGGGACTTTTTACCCTCTTCGGTTCTTTTTTTGTAATAGTTGGTCGAGCGCCTTGCCGATAGCAGGCATAAAGTGTCACGATGTAGAATTCCGAATTACGAAGCCTTCTCCGAATTACAAGTTTGTCTTGTGGCATACATTTATAAACTTGGGTGACGAGGAGAGGGCCCTGATTCCTTCCGAGATTGTCATCACGCAAGTCCAGAGAGTCTTGATGGCCAAGAAAACAAACTATTCTGAACTTATTGGGCCAGTGAAATACTTGGCTTCTTTTCAGGCCGTGATATATCAGCCAACACAGACATACTTTAATTCTATTAATAAGACTCAGACACTTACTCTCACATCGTCACAAGGGACTGGTGTAGTCTGGAAATTTGTGGGGCTGCCGAGTGGTGTGACTCAGGTCGGAACGTCGAGCACTCTTCAGATAGGAATAGGCCCGGGTTTTGCTTCTACAGCCGTAACGGCGAGCTTGCCAGGAGTCGCTCCTATAACCTTCAATCTTAAAAACAATATTTCAACTATAAATTTGTTTAATGGCGCGGTTGGTAATTCCGCTGATGGGTGGGCCCTAATAGGAACTGTTTATTTTTGGTGGGGGGGTGGTGACGGCGATGCCACACCAGTCGTCAACGACGCGTTATATACAAGTTCAACGGATACATGGAATGTAACCTTTCCATATACAGCAACGGGTGGCAGGGCTCTATTTCCCCAGCATAGCAACGGCCCTATACCAACCGATGGCGTTCGGTATGGATGGACAGTCGCAGGACTGGCGACGGGCACGGGAGGACCTGTATTACTTGTTATTGATGTCCTCAATAAAACACTAACAGAGGTGGCCATTTCAGGCCCGTTGTCAACTGCCATCTCCGAATCATATGATTCTAAATATCTAAATGGTCTCATATACATATCCAGCGCGAAAAAGATATATTCTCTTGACCCAACGACTGGTGTATCAGTTCTCCTAAATACTATTGTTGGTACAACTACTATTAGAAGAATTGGTGGTATGGTATTTGATAAAAATTCAAATATGCTAATAGGGGACTTTAACGGCCAAGGTACTAGATATATGTATATTATCCCCCCACCATACACAGCCACGATTACACCTCTCACAACTGCTTATACTTTCCCATATGGAATAACTCAAATGAGCATGGATCTTACGAATAATGTAATATATATATCAAGTTACGGCACGTTAGGGTCGGCTACCCTTCAGTATATATCGGGAACAGGAACAAATTGGGGAACGCAGTCTTATCCCATAGGTTCAAGCGGGGGGTTTGATTATAACAATTTCCCTTATTTTACAAACGGAACATTATACTTCCAAGTTGGAAGTAGCATAGGTATATACACACGAACTTAATCCCCAGACTGCTCTTTAGTCGATCTTATCTACATCTTCGTCCTCAGAGTCTGAGATGAGCGGGGGAGGAAGGTCCTCCTCAGAAGCCTTTACGGTGCAATACGCACGCCAGGCAACAAACGGAAGCCAGACGGTCCATAGCCAGATAACTAGAACAAACAGATACATTCTGTAGATTCAGAGGACAAAGTCTCTAACCGCGTCTAGAACGAGACATGTAAAACCCTATTGTAATGACAAACAACAACCCCAAGGGAATAGCGATTGCGAGAATCACCACAGTGGAGTCACCAGCCTA